ACCATTGCTTTACCATATGCTTCTGACATGTTCTCAAGGCCCACAACTTCTGAGTTTGATGCTTCGCGATTTGCCTGTGATGCTGTCCAGATTGGAACATTGAGATCCATGGACAGATTTCGAAGCTCTTCATAGACGAGCTTTAGTTCGTGTCGAAGTGAATCAAACTTACGAGATGACTTCATAATGTCAGCGTAGTCGATGATGATCACGCTGGGGACGAAAGACTTCAGTAGAAGCTTCTCAATGTGATTTCTAAGTGTCTGAACAGAAGGAGTACCCGTTGGATATTCCTTAATGATTAGACGGCCAAGTGAGTTGTTCTTATAGAACTCGATGACTTCTTCTTTTCTGTCTATGACATCACTGCTTGGAATACTGCAGAGATTAGAGTCATAACGTAGACCAACAGCGGTCTCAGATAGCTCAAAGGTATAGTGAACGACATTTTTGCCTGCACGTAAAGCCTCTGCACCCATTTGGACGAGGAAATGTGAGTTATGTGATAAAAGTCCATTTGTCATGTAAGAATGTGCAATTGAAACTTGCATATCAAAAAGTGTCTGTTGATTTCGACATTTTTCGATAGATACGATAACTGGTGATGTATTGTGAGAAATTAATGTATCACCAGGCTGTAAGTCTTTCAGGTAGGCCCAGTCTTTTCTTGTACCTGACATCATTAGGTGCTCTTCTGCTGCTTCAAGCTCTCTACCATCGTCTGTTTTGACAAGTAGCGTATCAAGCGGTGCAGTCGTCCTAAATCCTTCAATAGGGTAGAATGTGTCAAATGAAAGTACTTCTATGGGCCAGGAATTGGCTGTTTCACACTCTTGTTCTGTAGAAAGATTAAGTGCAGTAAAAAGATCACTTATCTTAAATTTTTCGATGCAATCTACGTGCTGAATCTGCAGCATCTTGAACTCTCTTTATTTGAAGTTGTTGCGAAGCATTCCAGTCTGCTTCCCAAATCACTAATACATTGTAGTCTAATTTTGCAAGATTAACAAGCTTTACGTTATCTCTATCCCAGCGCTCTTGTGCATAAAGCTTGATACGCTTGTTGAAGTCTTTACTTTCAAATTTTGCTGGGTTGCAGTGCCACAAATCGCCAAAATACTCAATGACAAGTCTAAGATCTTCTATTAAAAGATCGACATTGTATCTACCAATTGCTACATTTTGTTGCACTTCGTAGCCTGCTTGAATTAAGAAAGCTGCGATTTCATCTTCTGCCTTTGAACGATTTTTCTGGGTTCGTGGCGTGTTTTTTGCTATCTTCGATAGGGCATCATCTGTGTGATTCTTGCCATACATTGGATGTTTTTCTTTTGTGCGCCCGAATCCAGGCGTAAGAAGAGATGCTTCTTCCAGTGTTACGCCGTGTCGTCTCGAGATAGAAGAAAGTGACATTGGATTTCTATCACCAGATGTAAGAAGAGATTGTTTGGCTTTTGTTTTTTCGCTCAGCCCTTTTAAGGCTTGTGAACGCTGAAATTCCGCAACTCTTTCTTTAGCTTCTGATTCAGAAAAACCTTTTTTTGTCCAATGCTTTATTTCAGAAGGATATGAACGCCAGTTATCAAATTTTTGACGAGCAATTGGGTCTTCGAGGCGTTGTTTACCTAAATCACTCAATTTACGCCTTTGATCATCTTTCATAATCTGGATTTTTTTATCAGGATAAAGCAAACGATATTGGTCAGTTGTTATTTTATGCTTTCTAACAACATGACTAATAATTGAATACTCTGAAGTGAATCCGCAGATCATGCACTCTAGCTTGTTAGATGAGTGTGTCTGAGCTTGTGACGTCTCTTGCGAAGATGCTGCCTCGTGCAGTGTTGACTTTGTCCCAGGCTTTGTATTTTGTGCCATTAATGACAATCTCCATCGTCCTAATGGTTATATATGCATCACCTGATGTGCATTTACCAACGCCTGTTGGTGCGATGACTACGCCTAGCTCACCTCGACCGAGACCGCCGTTGAGCACATCCTGTGCATCAATCTGTGGTAGACCAGTTGGACATGTGAGTCGACGTGTCCTGATGAATCGTGCTTCTGAGTCTTCGAAGAAGTCGTGACCAATTGCAGCAGGCGTTCCTGCAGACAGAGCATTCTTCATCAGATCCATGACAGAGTCGAGATTGTCTGTCGCAATCATCTCGACAGCCTTCTCCAGCGCCTCCTTCATTGCCTGCTTCTTGCAGAAGTCAAGTGTTTTATCCTTGACATACTGGACGTCGCCCATATCAGGATTGACACGGATACGCTGCAGAAACTCGACGATCTGGTCACGAAGTACGACGTCTTTTCCTTCCTTCAGATCGTCACGAATTATTGTGACAAGAAGACTTAGAGTTGGAAAGTCCTTGTACTTCTGATAGTAGTCAAAGTACCGCTGCGTAAGGAAATGTAGGTACTTTAGCTCAAAGAAGGTGGGTGACATGATCTCTATCATCTGTGTCGCCCATGATCGGTCAGTCAGCAGGCCCTGGAAGATCTTCTCCTGGAACTGCTTGCCGTACTGTTTGAAGTGCGGATCGTGCATTTTATCCTGTTTGGATGTGTGAGAGGGCTAGGAAGAATTGATCAACGTTGAACGTCTGGATCCCCTCATGTATGAGGGCCCTTATGAACTCAATCTTATTGCGGGAGGGCTTAAAAGTATCACAGATCCCGTTAATCCTCTCAATTTGGTATGCAGCTAAGTTGGCTGTATCAAGATGAACAAGTGAGAAGTTTCTGTTGATTAGGATCTCATTGTCTGCAATATTCCTGTAAGCTTGAACTTTAGATCCACCTTCAACTTTGGATCGCGCCTCACACAGAACTTGCTCAACTGTCGTCTCTGTAGATTGTGCAAGAGATGGAAATCTCTTTGCCAGCGTCTTAAAACCGACGCCATCCACGCCTGGAATATTGTCTGAGCTATCACCGCAGATTGCTTTAGCGACTGAGAAATTGACAGGATGCACGCCAAATCGATCAAGGACGTCTTGCTCTTGAACCAGCTTCTTCCAGGTAGGTGAGTAGATGATTGACCCGTCTGTGATAAGCTGATAATAATCTTTGTCTGCTGACAGAATGACCTTCAGAGCATCCTTAAAGTGATAGCGTGACATGTAACCAATGACATCATCTGCTTCACAATCAGGTACATAGATTTGACATATTGGTGTCATCTTTAGAAGACGCACCAGAGTTTTAATCTGATAGTCTCTACCTGACACAGTGTCAGGTATGTCATTCTCATAGAAGCGATTTAATCTTTCAGGTCGGCGGTGGCTCTTGTAGTCTTTGTAGATGGCGCGTCGTCTTGGTGAACCGCCTCCTTCCCAAACAACATAGATCGGATTTGGTTTAAAGCGCTCCACAATTCTTTTTAGGTCAAGGAGAAAACCAACAATTCCGCCGACATGTTGACCATCATTACCCATTGCTGGGTGGGCGATGAAGTGTCGCAAGTACAGCCCCATCGCATCCACCAGCAATACGGTTTGTGATCTATTTAGATCACTCATTTTCCTCGTCGTCGTCTGCAACAAGGTCGGCGTCATCTCTTGTTCTCACCATGACTGCATCAATTAGATCCTCAAGATAAGGCTTGTACTGGGGATCTTTGAGCATGTCACCAAAGTCTGACTTGTGAAACTTCTTCTCAATGAGTGTTGTTCCACTAACAGTATTGGTTACAGTGAAAACTTTCCATGCTGTTGTTCCAGACACGCAGATAATATTGTCACCGATCTGGCGCTCGCCGGCATCACGTAGGACATCAAAGATCTCTTCATGCTCAACGATGCCCTTTCCAAAGTGAATCTGGAAATTAGCAGTTCTGAACGGCGGTGAGACCTTGTTCTTGATCGTCTTTGCTGAGACATTGATGCCAATAACATCATCATTCTTATTTTTGATCTGCTGGCCTGCGCCCAACTTAAGTCGCACTGATGCGTGGAATGGGATTGCCATTCCTCCTGGAACTGTCGTTGGATCGCCGTGAAGAACACCGATCTTAGTACGAATCTGATTTAGGCAGATCATCAGCACAGACTGGTCACCGATCACGCCCGTGATCTTACGCATGCCCTTCGAGATTGCTCTGGCCTGGAGGCCGATTGTCTCTTTATCGTAATCACCAAGGAGCTCTGCTTTGGGCGATGATGCTGCAACAGAATCCCAAATAATAGTAATTGGGACATCTTTCTGCATGGCCTTTGCCTTCAGAATTGTCTTTTCTGCTGTGTCAAAGACGTCTTCTGTGCAGTGTGTGTCAACATACACAAATCGTCTTGTTACATCAACGCCCAGAGCCTGTAGATTTTCTACAGATGTAGCATTCTCAGTGTCAATGTAGACAGCAATACCACCCATTTGCTGAGTTGAACGTGCAATCTGCGTTGCGATGTGAGATTTGCCAATCGATGGTGGACCAAAGATCTCAATAATTCGACCAACAGGTAGGCCTCCACTTTTACGATTAGAAATGATGTAGTCAAGAAGTGTAGAGCCTGTTGACACCCAGCTTTTAACATGCGTGGGTGACTCATCTTCAGCTAGATTATATGCAATCCTTGAACCGTTTTCTTTGTTAAGAGATGTAATAAGCTCAGCAGTAAAATCACCACCGAGCTCGTCGGTACCTTTCTTTTCTTTAGGAACTCTTGCCATGTTTTCTCCTATGAATACTATAACAGGACGTGAGCTAGATTACAACTCACGTCCTGCCCGGTTGACCTAGTAGATCAGTCGCCCATCAGATCTTCGAAGGCGTCATCGATAGAGGAGTAGTTACCTCCTGCCTTCTTTTCAGACTTGGGCGCTGTATTCTGAACAGCAGAAGTCTTCTGGGTTGCAGCAGGGGTGTCATCATCAGTAGACGCCGAACCTCCACGTGTGGTTCCGTCCCCGTCCTGCATACCACCGTTGATCCAGTCGTTGACAATCTTTGTGAGCTCATCGTTAGACTTAAGCTCAAACATCGCACTCACGTCTGGGATGTTGGATAGCCACTGCTTGGCAGTGCCTACGTTGGTGGTGAGATTTGACGACTT